AAAACAATAACAGGAATTAATATTGATGATAGTATTGTAGAAGAAGCAATTACTTCTGCAACAAGAGAAATAATTGTAAAGTTATTTACTTCTCAATTATATCAATATGGTTCTGCTACATCTGTACATTGGCTTTATTCTCCAATTGCAGATTCAGATGCAGATGGTACAATTACTACAAGTGATATAGATATTTGGGAAGAAGATACTTTATATAATGAATATGAATTAGTTTCCCATGTAACAAGCATAGAGAATAGAAGAAGAAAAAGTGTTGTAACATTAGATTCTGCATATCCTACAGCGGAAAGAGTATTATTTATAGATTACAAAACATCAAGAGATGATATTGCTGATATGTTACCACAGCTTAAAGAATTAGTTAAATTTTTAGCAATAGATTATTTATTCACAAATGTACCATTTTCAGAATTACAAAGTGGAATTAGTCAATGGACATTAAATGGAGTTAGTATACAATTTGATAATGATGCTATGATAAAAACAAAAGCACAAAATAAAATTAGAGAACAACAGCTTTGGAATATGTTAAGAGCTGTAAGAGCTGATGGAATTGCACCAAGTAGAAATTATCATAGTGATATAGATATGAGAAGACATGGAATTATGTTCAAATGAAGGCTACAATAGACATAGAAGGAAAAACATATAAAGAGTTTCCAAACTTTTTACAAAATAGTAATGGATTTAATATTCAATTTACTTTAAAATTTAATAATAATGAAGTATTTGATTTGAACAGATATACTGTAACATTTAAAGCTAGAGAATACAATGCAGAGGAAAATCAAATAGAAGCAGAGTGTACAATTATAAATGCAACATCTGGTATTTGTATTTATACTGTAAATGAAAATGATTTTGATACAATTGGAAGATTTGAAACTGAGCTTGAATGTGTATCAGACAATATTATTTTAACAACAAAATTAAGTGATTTAATTGTAGAGGATGATATTTATGGCTCTTGATATAACACTAGCAACACAACCAATAGGTTCTTTGCCATATTCTAGCAATGCTCCTCAAGTTAGCACTGATAAAATGAGAAGAGATTTTTTTAATATATGGCAAAAAAATGTATCAATTGCTATACAACAAAGACCAACAGACGGAGATGTAGGAAATTATGGAAATGAAGATGAAACTAATTCTTTTGAAATTAATAAAGAAATTAGATTAAATATTCAAGGGAAAACTACAAATGCTTATACAAGAGAAAAATATGGTATAGATACAACTCCAAGCACTTGGAGTTGTTATGCTCTTTATACTGAAGATTTACAACCAACTGATAGGATTATCTGGAATGAAAGAAGATTTATAATTCAAAATTTAAATAAAAATGTTAATAATGGTGGAGATAATATATTTTGGTCTTTTGATTTAAAAGATATAGACAAAGATACAGAAAGCTTTAGAGACCAAACATGAATATAACTGAAGATATAAATAGACAACTTTATTTGGCTATTCAAGATGAAATTATTAAAAAATTGATAGAAGCTACTCCAACAAAAACTGGTCATACTGCAGGAAGTTGGAAATTAAGATTTGGTTCTGCTTTAGGAGAATTTGAACTAATTAATGAGAATGGCTCTGTAGTTATGTTTCTAGAAGAGGGTACAAAAGCACATGATATTTTACCAAATACTAAAAATATGCTTAAATTTAAAATTGACCAAAAACCTGTATTTAAAAAGTCAAGAGATAATAAATTATTTAATGAAAAAGGTAGAATATTTTTCTTTAATAAATCAAAACAAGCAGTTTTAGGATATGTAAAGGAAGGAAGCATATATTATTGCTTTGCAAGAAAAGTTAAACATCCTGGAACTGAAAGTAGAAATTTTGTTAAGAACATACTTAATAATCAAGCTAATTGGGATGCTGTTTCAAATAATGTAAAACAAAGATTAGCATCAAAAAGCATAAATTAATTATTTTTAAATATATAAAAAATAAAGAAATATCAACACCTAAAGACTGGTGTTATTGCATTTAAAGACTAATGCAGGAATAGTAATATGTCGGAACTAGAAGTTGTTAATCCATTAAATAAACTATATTATATACTTGATTCTATAATTAATACTATTCCTGATATAAATTACAGAAGAGCAAATGAAGTAGATACAAAAGATAGAAGATGGGTTTTTCCAACATATCCAGAAAAGAATGATGAGAATTATCCTAGAGCAAGTATAACATTTAATAGAATTTCAGTATCAGAATATGGTGCTGGACAATATGTGCAACAAATAGAAGATGTTAATGATGAAGTTATAAAAGAACAGTTTGGACAATATTTAACAGTTGATGTTTCAACTAGCATCTTTGTAAAAAAAGACCAGGGACATACAGTTGTATATGATGATGGTTCTACACACTTAATTAAAAATGAAAATCAATGCGATTATATGAGTTATAAAATTCTTAATGCAATAAGACAAAATAGATATAAATTTATTGAACAAAATTTTGATATTATAGGAGAATTAAACATTACTCCAGCATATGATGATAATCATTTCTTATTTGCAGCAACAGTAGATTTTAAAGTTATAACACTATCTGTATGGAATATAAACTATCCTATTGGCAGTACAATAGAAATAATTAATTACATTCCAACAGTGGAGCAAGTATAAAATGAAAAAGAAAATAGAAGAACAAAACATTCAAAGCGAAGAAATAAAAGTTTTAAAGGCAAGTGAATATGCAAAACAACAAGGATTAGACCCAACAAATTTTCTTTGGTGGGACAAAAATGAAGGAATCATTTCAGAGAAAAGATTCAATGAAATTAAACAAATAATTTATGGAAATAGGATGAGGTGAAGAAATTGGGATTAATGCCAAAAGTACAAGTACAGGTCAATAGTAATCTAAACTTGATACCACAAGGAGGTGCTGCTACTTGTGCAATGATAGGTACAGCACAATGGGGACCAATAGGTGAAGTTACAAATATAACTACATTTAATGAAGGATTAAATACATTTAAAGAAGATATTGCAGGAACAAGTTTAACAATGATAAAAGGATTAGATTTAGCTTATGGGAATGGAGCTGGGACTGTTCAGTGTGTAAGAGTTGCAAGTGCAAGTGCAGATTATTCTGAACTTACATTATTAAGTGGTTCAACAAGTGTAGTTACAATATCTGGTGCATATAAGGGAGAATATGGCGATAACATAATGGTTACTGTTACTGCAAATACAAATAATGTAGCATATAGAGATGTAGTTATTACAGATGGGTTAGTAACAGAAAATTATGACAACAATCAAGCAGGTTATTCAACAAATGAAGCATTGGTGACAGATATAAATGCAAATTCATCGTTAGTTACAGCAACAACAATAAGTAATGTATATTTAATAAGTGCATTATCACAGACAAATTTGTCTGGAGGAAATAATGGGACAACTGGAATTGTACAAGCAGATTATACAAATTTACTTGATGGTGTATTATACAGCGAAGATTTTAATATACTTACAGTTCCTGGTGTGACAGACGATGCAATACAAACAGCAATTGTTGGAAAATTAAATACAAGAGCATCAAATGATAATGCATTTGCGGTATATTTTTCAGGTATAGCTGTTGATGAGACAATAACAACTGCAAGAGCAAGAACTACAGCAGGAAAAAGATTTGCTTTGGTAGCTCCAAATGTTAAATATACAAATAGAGCAGATGGAACAGAACAGACTTTGGATGGAAGTTATTTAGCTTGTGCATATGCAGGAGTAACAGCATTGGGTTGGCCTGAATTATCTGGAACACATAAAACATTAAGTGTTGCAGGATTAAGCGTACTAGCAAGCACTGGCAAAGAATATTATAACAATGGAGATGCTGAATCTCTATTAACTGCAGGTATCGTACCAATAACTAAGGTATCTGGAGCAATACAGCCAATAAGAGCAGTAACTAAACACACATCAACAACAGAAGTTTGGTATGAACAAAATATAGTTGATATTGTAGATTATGTACAAAATCAAATAATTGATGTTTTGAATCCATTTTTGGGACAACCAAATTTATCAAGAGTTAGGACAGTAATGGAAAAAAATGTTGATGGAATATTAGACCAAGACAAACTTGATGAAGTAATTGCAGAGTATTTACCAACTGTTATTACAGAAGGAGCATCGCCAGATACTGTTAATGTAAGTATAACAATAAAGCCAACATTCCTTGTAAACTTTATTAATGTAACATTAACTTTAGATAATACACAGTGAGGTGAATAAAAATGTCGAATCAAAGAATAACTATTCGAGATGTAGCAATTTCAATAGGCTCATCAATTGTTGGTGGAGTAGAAAGTTTATCATTTTCAGTAAAAAGAGATGGTACATTTGCTTATGAAGGAAATAATTACTTTCCAGTTGAAATAGTTGATGGTAAAATAGAAATAACTGGTGAAATTGAAAGAGCATATATTGATGCAGAGTTAATAAATTTAATATGTCCAAGCAATCAATCTATATGGCCAAGTTTTACAATAACTGGAGTTATTACATCTGGCAAAACTCCTGGAAGAACTGCAACATTAATTGGCTGTAAATTTGATAGCTTTGATGTTAATGGTTTAGGACAAGATGGATATGCTAAAAATAAATTACCGTTTAAGGCATTAAATTGGAAAATAAGCGAATAAAAATATTTTTTTATTTTTTATTTTTTTGAGGTGAAAAATGGCAAGAGAATTGACATGGATAAAAAAAGAGAAAATTAAAAGAGTGTATCAGTTAAAAGATGAAGCAGAATTTAGAACAGGTGAATGGATAAAATTAATTCCACCTGGAAATAGAGTTGAATTTAGTTATATATCAAGAAATTGTATTTTAACAGTTGTTGATACACCAAAATTAGACATAAAACAAATAGAAGAATATCGTGAAGAGGTAAGAGAAAATGGAAAATGAAATAAAAATAAAAGACTGGTTATATGAATTGCAAGATGGTTCATATAAAGTAATAACAAAAGAAGGAACTTTTGTATTAAAAGATATTGAATATGATAAATTAACTAGAGCAAAAAAGAGAGGAGAATCCTCTAATAATATTGATGTCTGTATTTTAAGTGAAATGATTATCAACAAAGATGGCAAAGATATTAAAATTGGAGAATTAGAATTGCAAACTTTTAAAACATCTACAATAATGAAATTGCTTCAAGTTTTAAATTTAATAATGGGGGCTGGAGATTTTTTGGAAGAATTCAAACCAAATTAGATACAGATGATTTGGAATTTGCTAGTGGTGCATTGGCATATCTATTAAAAAAACCGATAAAGGAAATTAAAAATTGGTCAGCAAAAGAAATACTTGAAAATTATTATATACAAACATATATGAGTAAAAAAGAATCTGAGGCTACTGAAACACATGGAGTTTAAAGCAACAATAAAATTAATGGGTTATGATAAACTCAAAGATGTTCAAGTTACTTTAGAAAATAATCTTAAAACAATAGATAAAGCTAATAAAAATTATACAATAATGTCTAATAAATTAAAATTAGTTAATGATGAAATAAAAAAAATAGATAAACAAAAAAATGCATTTAATCAATTATTTGCTGGAACTCCATTAACAATGTTAGGTGATATAGATAAAAAAATAAAAACAATAGGAACTGCATTAGGTGACATTGGAGAAAAAGGTAAATCTGGATTTAATGCTATATATTCTGCTAGCAAAATTATGTTCTCTGGAATGATAACTGGTTTTTTAAATATTATAAAAATAGCTTGGTCATTTGCAGGTCCAGTTGCATTAATTGTTGCTGCTGTAGCTATCATTAAAAGAGTTTGGGAGATGAATATTGGTGGTATGCAAACACAAATTTATAAATTAATTGGTTATCTTCGCAATATTGGAGCAATTTTTAGTTTTGCTTTCGGAAGAGCATTACAGAATTTAGCTCCAATTTTTAAAATATTAGTAAATATAGTTGGAGTTGTAGCTTCTGCTATAGGATATATTGATAGAATAAAGGGATTAGGAAAAGCGTTTGAATACATATTAACAGCTGCAACATCTTTATATTTAAGTTTAGCCATTTATAAAGGTATATTATTGTCATTAACACTTGTATCTAAAGCATATGCTATTGTACAAGGTGGAATTGCTGTAGCTATGAAATTAGCTACTGTTGCAACATGGTTATTTAATGCTGCGTTATATGCAAATCCAATAGTTTGGATAGTTGCAGCAGTAGCAGGATTAATTATTGGATTAACATTTTTATATAAATGGTTAGATAAATTATCAACACAAGGAAGTAAAACAGCAACTTTTTTTAAATATATGTTGATTGCTATATTTCCTGTTGTTGGAATAGTTGTTAAATTAATTGATGGTTTTAAAGCATTGTATAATGCATGGGAAAAATGGCATAATAGAAATGAAAAAGAAAATCAACAAATGTTTGCAGGACAAAATTCAATGTCTCCATTTATAGATAGAAATATAGCAACAAAAAATAGTACTACTGCAAATACTACTCAAAATAATCAGCAATATAATATACACACTTCAGCACCTATAACTGAAAAAACTGCAGTAGGAATATTAAATTCATTATCTTTTTCATTATCACAACAATCTAAGGTAGGAGCATGAGTTTATATAAAATATCTGGTAATGGTACAATACTTGATTTATATATAGTTGGAAATATGTCATTTGGAGGAGAACAAGCTATAGTAGTTCATGAATGTCCTGGAAGTGATGGTGGGGCAATTATATTAACAGGAAGAAGAAATAAAGAAATAACATTAACAGGAAATTTAATATCAAAAGAAGTAACTGAAGATGCAATTAGAGATGATTTGAATACACAAATTAATACTCTATCAACATTAAGAGATACTGGTGCTATAATTAAACTAACTACACCATTAGTGCAAAATGATACAGGAATTTATACTATAAAATCATTTAATGGAAATATTATAGAAGGACAATTAAAAGCTACTCCATTTATTTTAATATTAACAGAATATAGACAAAGAGGTGCAAAACAATCTTGTGCAAATTTAGTTAATTATGCACCAGGAGAATCTTTAAAATCATTATATAAACAAAGAACACAGGGTGCAACATAAATGTGCAAATGTCCTATATGTAATTCAAAAAATATTATATTATTAAATAAAGATAGAGAAGATACTAGTATAGAACAATTTATTAAAAAAAGAGTTATTAAGTATGAATTTTTGTGTGAAGATTGTACACACACTTGGAATGATAAAGACGAGACAAAAATATGGGACATATCTTAAAACAAATATTATTAATTGGTTCTGGAAATAATAGTGTACAAACTGAATTAGGAAATAATTATAAATATGATTTTGATATAGATGAATTAGCAGGAACAATGTCTTTTACATTACCTTATATAAAATTTAATAGCGATGCTGATTTAACTAAATTTAAAAAATATGATACTGTAAAATTATATGCTGGATTATTTGATGTAGACCCTGGAGAAATTATAGTAGATGGAATCCAAGTTTATATAAGTGGTTTAAAATTAGAATTTGATGGCTATATAGATACAATTAGTTTATCAAAAAACAAAGATGATTTTCCTTATGAATTTAATTGTATTAGTACAGCTGGTTTATTAAATGAAAGAAATTTAATAAGAAAAACTACTACAACAGAGCCAATTAAAACCAAAGTAAATACTATTTTACAATTATCAGGATTACAAAGTGGACAAATTGCAATAGAATCGGAAATAACTGCTATAAATATATTTCCAGATACAAAAATAAGAAAACTTTGTACTGATATAGATAATTTATTAGTATCTTCTGTAGGTGGAAAACAAGCAGGTGAAGAATTAAAATCAATTTGTAAAAAAATAGCTGTTAAAGTATTTCAAAGCGGAGATGGATATTTAAACATATTAACATTATCATTTATGAATACTAGACCTAATTCTCTAGGATTTTATTCTTGGGAATTTAGATATGGAGATAATATATATTCTATAAATTATAACGATTTAACCAAAAGTATTAATTCTGTTGTTTGTTTAGGAATACCACCAATGGTTGGTTATGCTGTTGACCCAATAGCTGTACAATTAACAGCAGGTGTTGGAGTAACACCCGGGCCGCAGCATTATAATTATTTAACGATAGAATGTAGAGATGAAAACAATATAGAAACTTTGCAAAAAATAGCTAGGAATAAATTATTGGATATAATGAAAAATTATAATGTTGAAATAAGTGTTCCATTTAATGTTGAATATATGTGTGGACAACCAATTACTATTTATGATAATGATAAATATCCAAATGGACAAATATTTTTTATTAAACATATATCTAAAACAATAAGTAAAGAAAATGTTGAATGTATACTAACATGCTTTGCGAATTCAATTAGTGTATTACCTGAAAATTTAGTTATAGACAGTACTGGTATAATCGATATTGATATGCTTGGTACTGATGTAATTAATGATATGAATGATGCAACAGGATGGAATTATATAACATGATTAATGAAAATTTTATTAAAATTTTGAATGATTTAATAGATAAAAGAATAAAAGAAATATCACCAAAAGTAGAAATATGGTTAGTTAGCAATGTAGATGAAGAAAAATTTACAGCACAAATACAGCACCCAAATTATTCAAAAGCTATCTTTGATGATGTACAAATAATGAGCATAGGATTAGGACATTTTAAGGGTGGCATAATGAAACTGCCTAGTATCGGAGATTATGTTGTAGTATTATTTCAAACTAATAGTTATAAGCCAATTATATTAGGTACAGTATTTAATCAGACTACTATAGGAACTCAACAAAATCCAATAATAAGAATAGATGAATTATTTTTAAATAATAAAGAAAAAGGAAGTTATATTGTTTTAAAGCCAGATAACACAATAATTATAAGAAGTGTTGATAGTTCTGGCAATAAAAAAGCAAGTATAGAATTAGATACAGATGGAAAAATTATTTTAAATGGTGGAACACAGCCAGTAGCAAGAAAAGGAGATAGTGTTAGTGGTGGTGGGACTATCTCGGAAGGCAATGAGGATATTTTAGCATGACATTAACAAATACTAGCAGTGAATTATATTGTGGAAAAGATTTAAAATTGAACAATAATGGAGAAGATGTTATGATAGATTATAAAGATGATTTTATAATTGTCTCATATTATGATAATTTAAAACAAGCAATTATAAATAGATTAAAAACAAATCAAGGAGAATTAAGTCAACATCCCGAATATGGAAGTAATTTAAAAACATTAATAGGACAAAAGAATTCATCATTAATTTTATCAGAAGCAAGACAAATGGTTAGAGAAGCTCTATTACAAGAGCCGAGAATAAATGAAATAAAAAATATTTCTGTAAAATATACAGATACAACAAAACAAACAATATTGATAGATATTAAATTTACACCTATTGGAAGTACCAATAGTGTGTTAAATTTAATTTATCCATATTTTATAGGGTGATGAAACATGAGTTTTACTGCGAAAGACCAAGAAGAAATTATTGACAGCATTATACTTAATGTTGTAGAAAATACTACAGAAATTACTGATGTAAATGTTGGCGGTGTTCTAAGACAATTTATTGAATCTGTTGGAATAGAAATAAAAGATTTATATGACCAGCTTGATACAATTTATCAAGGTACTAGAATAGATACTGCTACAGGAACAGATTTAGAACAACTTGGAAAATTATTAGGATTAACAAGAAAATCAGGAACAACAGCAATTGGAGATGTAACATTTAAAAGAAATACTCCTATTGGAGCAGACTTTACTATTGCGCAAGGATTAATTGTTGCAACTCAACCAAATACTGGAAGCATTCAATTAAGATTTTTAACATCTTCTCCTACAACATTTTATTCTTCAATAACAGATGAATCTCATGAATTTATAGAAGGCTTAGATGAATATCAATTTAATGAAAGATTTGTAGCTAATACATCTTCAGTAATTATAACTGGTACAACTGGTGGAAATGCAACTAGCTATATTAATATAACTGACTTTAATGTTATAGATAGTTTTAATGATTTTATAGAAACTCCATCATCAATAGTTTCAATTGATACTTGTGAAACAGCTAACTTTACAGAAAGTGATGATGCACAAGCATGTACTACATCAACAGATAAAAAACAAGGTACATATTCTTTAAATATAGGGAAAAATGGCTCTGTAACAACAAATGCAACATATTCAAAAACACTAGGAGCAGTTGTAGATGGTAGCACTAAAGATTTAGTTTTATGGCTTTATCTTGCTGATACAACAACTATAAACAAGCTTAATTATATATATATTTGGCTAGGAAATAGCGGTGGAATTAGCAACTCATATCAATATAAAATATCTAGAAGCGATTTAGAAACTGGCTGGAAAAGATATAAATTGTCAATAAGCGATTCATCTACAGTAACTGCTGGTTACCCAAGTTTAGCATCTATAAATTATTTAAGATTAAGATTGATAACAAATAATACATCAGATTTGATTACACTAGGAGATATAAAAATGGACTGGTGGCATTTTGCAGAAACAGACGATTATGAGGGCAATATTATAAGATGGACAGATACAACAAATAAGCCAGATACAACAACAAATTTTTTAATAGATTATACGCCATTATCAAGAGAAGTATCTGTTTATTCTGAAGCAGTTGGAGCAGATTATAATGTTGCAAAAAATAAAATTGTATATCAAATATCTAGTATTTCAGGAATAAATTCTATAAATAACTATGCAGCTTTAAGTGGTGGTAGTGATGAAGAAGAAGATGCAGATTTAAAAGAAAGAATTTTATATGCAACAGAATTATTAGGAAAAGCTACAGCTGAGAGCATAAGACAAGCTATTTTAGGAGTAGATGGAATTACAAGTTGCAGTATTGATGATATGCCTTTGAGGTCAATAACAAGCGAAGTTCATACATATACATCAGGTGTTAATGTTTATGCTTTAGATAGAGAAGTTTTATATTTAGAAAATGATAAATCTAATCTTTCTATTTATGGAACTGTTTCTGCTACTTCATATACATTTTTATATGGTACAGATTATGTAGCATTATATGATACAACTGGTGCAGATTCAAGTAATATTCAATTTGAAACACTTGGTACAAAACCAGATAGTGGTTCAATGTTTTATGCAGACTATGATTATAAATGGTTAGGACATGTTACAGCTTTTGTTGCAGGGAATGAAAGTCCATTACCTTCAAGTATTTTAACAAATGTTAGTTCAGCTGTTTCAACATCAAAAGCAGCAGGTATTGTAGTAACAATAACTGAACCAACAACAATTACTGTTGATGTAACTGCAACAATTTTAGCAGATACAGCCAATGGATATACATTTATAATGATAGAACAAAATATTATTGATGCAATTACAAATTATATAAATACATTAGGTACAGGAGAAGATGTATATGTTGCCAAATTATATGATGTTATAATGGATGTTACTGGAGTTAGTAATTCAAATATAACAGACCCAGCAGCAGATGTAACAATAGCTGTATCTGAAGTGGCAAAGGTTGGTACAATTACTCTATCAAGTATGTAAATAATTATTTTTAAATATATAAAAATAAAAGAAAATATATTATAAAATGGCAGACAAAGAGATTGTAGAGAAGTTGTTAGACGAGATGGCTGAATATTTTGATAAGTCAGAGACATCTATAACTTATAAAATTCTATACTCTTTAGCACAAGAATTAGATGATTTTACAGAGCAAAAAACAAATTTAGTTTCAGAAATACAAATTGACACTGCATCTGGTGACTTTTTAGATGATTTAGCAAGATTATTTAGATTATCTAGAAAAGGAGCTGAAACAGATACAGAATTAAGAAGTAGAATAAAATCATATTGGCCAGGATTTAGTGGTGGTGGAACAGCTGATGCAATTAAATCTACAATTAATAAAATTTCAGGTATAGATGAAGACACCATAACTATAACTGATATTGTTGCTTGTAAAATATTAATTGAAGTTGTATTTGGCTCAACAGAAGAAATTGCATTAAAAAGCACAATTGCAGATACACTTGAACAAATAAAAGCTGCAGGTGTTTATCCATTTTTTAAATGGGTAATAAATGGAGATTTATTATCAGAGTCATTATCAATAAGTGAAGTGGTCTCAATAAGTTTAGGAAACTTAAATATATGGATTTATGAACAAAGCTTAGTTGATGCTTATGATGAGGTTTTATGGTAGTAATAAAAAATAAAATTGGAATAATTGGAAAGTGTGAAATATTTAATGCCAAAACAGGAGAAAAACTTTATGAAGGCAAAAATCTTGTTGTTGATACAGGACTTAATTTAATTTGGAAAAGAATGAAAAATAATACTTATGATTATTTTACTCACATTGGAGTTGGTACAGATGATACTGCTGTTACAGCTGGTGATACAGAATTAGGAACAGAACTATTAAGAAATTCAATATCAAGTATGGTTATAACTGCTAATTCAATGCAAACAGAAGCACAATTTGCAGAAACAGATGCAGTAGGAACTTGGAAAGAAGTTGCAATTTTTAATGCAGCATCAACAGGTATTATGTTTAATAGAACAATTATTGATTTTGAAAAATTAAATACAGATATTGTTATTGTTAGATTTACACACACAATAACAAATACAGTTTAGAGGTGAAAAAGTGAGCATTATTTTCGTTGGAGGACAAAGGGCGTACACTTCAGATTTAAATAATTTAGCATATTCTAATATCAATGCAGTTTATGATGGTTGCGAAGTATCAGCAAATACTCCAGCAGACATGAGTGTTGATGTTGCATCTGGAAATATTTTATTTGAAACAACCAGAGTAGCAGTTTCTGCTCAAAATGTAATTATATCAGCTGCTGATGTATCATATGATAGAATTGATTTAATAGTACTTGGAGATGATGGTACTGCATCAGTTATAGAGGGCACACCTGCATTAGAGCCACATACACCAACATATGACCCAATTAATTATGTTGTACTTGCTAGAATTTTGGTAGAACAAGCAGTCACAACTATAACTGCTGGAGCAATAACAGATATAAGAACTTTAAGTAGTTTTCCTAGAGATATACAAGGCAGAGGTGTTGGAAAATATACAGAAGTATTTTCAGGAACTAGCATAACAATAACACATTCATTATCAGATTTAAATCCTATTGTGCAAGTTTATGACACAACAGGAAATCAAGTTATACCAGAAATAATTGATATTATAGATAATAATAATATAGAATTAACTTTTGCAGATTTAACAGATGGTACAGCAATTATTCAAGGTGGAAATCCAATTGTTGTAAATGGAAGCACTGCATATTATACACAATCTTTTACAGCTGTAACATCGGTATCTGTAAATCATAATTTAGGACAAAAATATGTTACAGTACAAATTTATGATGAAAATGATGTGTTAATAGATGCTGATAGTGTTACATTATCAGATGATAATAATTTAGTAGTAACATTTGGTGTAGCAACAACAGGAAAAATTGTTGTAACAGGTGGTAATTATGCACAGGTAAATTATGGCGTAAATAAATATGAAGGAACATTTACAAACGAAACATCTCCTGTAATAAATCATAATTTAAACACTTTAGCACCAATGGTTGTTATTTATAATGATGTTAATCAACAAATGACACCAACTGATATTACTGCAAATGATAGCAATTCATTAACATTAACATTTACATCACAGACATCTGGGACAGTGATTGTTCATGGCGGATTACAAGGCTCTGCTCCAGGGGCAGGATATGGAGATTTTATTCCATATACAAATAATACATTTAATATTGGTTCAGCAGCAGCTAAATGGAAAGATGTTTATATAGGAGAAAATTTATATTTAGGATTAATATCAGGAGAGCCATCTTCATTAGCAAAAGGACAATTATGGTTTGATTCAGATAGTAATGTTATGAAAGTTTATGATGGTACAACAACAAAGACAATAGCATATGTTTAAGGGTGATTAATATGGTTCAAATACTTGGCTCAATAAATGTGAAGGGAGATTCAGAGTTTAATAATCATGAATTACAAAACGCAGTTTTGCATAAAGGAACTTCTTTTCCAGCAAGTCCTGTAGTGGGACAAAAATTTTATAACACATCAACTGATAAGGAATTTGTTTATACTTCAGCAGGTTGGTCTGAAAATAAGCAAGAACTTACACAAAATAATGTAATTGATTTCCAAAAAACAGAAAGCTCTATGAATACATTTGTTGGTTCATCTTTAAATTCTTTAAAATATGCTTCAAC